TGTTGTAGCCACCAGAGATATGTCCATTGGGTGCTGTCGAGACTGCCTCCAGGTATGCCGAAATTTTCCGTAGGCAGGTCATAGTGTTGCCCCAAGAGACCCAAGAAACAGCGACTTTCTCGGTATTGCACGTTCTGTACCCAACAACAGTGCGCATCCGGATCTTGTTGTGCCAACACAGGATCCAGCAGTTCATCCCCGAACATCCAGGAATCACCAAAACCCACAATTTTACGGATCTTCATCGATACTGGATCAGATCCACGTTTCCGGCATCTATGCCAAATTCCAGACGTATATAGGGATGGAATCCTTGCACGTTGATGCCCAGGCGCTCGGTGCTGCCCGAGAACTGCACATTGCTTACTGTGTTGCCAGTCTTGAGATCCAGGAACGCCACATCATACCAGTCTACGGTGTAGGCTGTAGCGTCCGAGGATGCCTGCACCGACACATTGCCGGTGAGATTGGCAGTGTCCAATTGAAAAGTGGTCAAGGGCGAGCCATCCGTGGTCACTGTGCTGGTATAATAGTTGTTGCCCGACGGCGCTTGATCTGGAATGGTGAGAACTTCACTGGCCACGAAGGCTGGAAAAATCGAATCCACGATGTCAATGTCGCCACGCGCGCCAGAATAGTCATCAGTGAGCACTGCTTGATCGAGATTACCGGAACTCACCGCTATGCTCCACGAAGCAGGTTGGGCCTGGAACTGCAGGGTCTCTCCCGCGGTCACGGTAATTTTTGCACGGCCCAGATTGTTTGATAGGCTTACCAGTTCTTTGGCGAACAGCAAATTTTCACCGTTTTGGCTAATGATGCGGAATGTGAACGTGGCACCAGATATGTTTACTGGTTTCTGATCTTGGTTCTGGAACTGGAACAAGATCACGTTGTCCACGCCCAGATTTAATTTTAATGATTTAGCGTACACTGGTTGCCACCTCGCGTTGAAATATGCTCCACTGATATCTATCAATAAAACCGTCTGGATCTGCTGATATAAATAGACCGTGGTCGAATACATAGGAATCTCCACGGATATTTATGGGTGAAAACGTCTTTGCCAAACTCTCAGAACAGTATCCATTTATCACCCTATGCCAGTATGCTGGCATAGAATACATCGGGCTGATACAAAATCGAGATGACACAGTGACCACAATATATGATTTTGGCGCCATCCAAGATCCGCGGTTGAAACGACAGTTTATCGATCAAGCGCAAATATGGTGGTGGGAAAGCAACCGCAGCGTGCCTATCAATATTTTCCTGGGGCGAGACTGGTTGGCGTTCCGTCCTTATCTCAGGACTTTTGCCAATCGAGATCTGGAAATCATCCACGGTCCGGTGTGCAGCCTGACCGATATCAATCGCAAGAAAACCAAGCGCAAATCAATCACTCTTGTCCGACATATCGGAGAGTAGGTTCATGTGCAGAGCTACCAGGGCTGCGTAGCCTATGGCATGTGCTTTTTTGAACACATAACCACGGCTGGCATCTCCATCCCACACCGATTCAAACACTTCTGACCATGGTCGATTCTGTAGATGTGCCTTGCCGGGCCTGATCACGGAAATAAACGCTGCCATACGAGGTATACTATCGGGCCGCATGGTTTTAAGGAGGTCCACACGACCTCCCACATGTACCAATTGGCTGGCCCAGGCCACATCCTGCCAGAGCCTCGACCACTCGGGTTCGCGCTCCAGCATCCGCTGATAATGATCTGGATCTTTGATCAGCTGATATACCGACATGTTCAAGAGATCAATCTTGAAATATCCACGGGATTCTGCAGTTTGGTAATCCAATGCCGCACACTCATTCACACTGTCATAGGGTATGTCTGTGACATACACACCGCTGTTATGGCGGCGCACATGGCCGTCGTGTGTTTGTCGGGCCGGTGTGTGCGGTATCAACTGCAAAAGCAGATTGCGATCGGCGAGATCGATATCAACGTCAGCGCTTATCACCAGCCCGCCTTGCGCAGCATTTCGCGCACGTATTCTGTGTCAGCTGGATAATCTCGGAACCTACGCTGCCAGAAATCGGCATCAATCATGCTCCAGATCATGGTGACCTGTTCGGGATTGATCCGACCCAGGAACTCCGTGCCACTGTCACAGTTGTACAGGGTCCAGGCCGTGACACGACCGCTCATAACAGCATGACATATCACATGATCATTGCCATAACGGAGATAATCTCGATCAGGATTGCCGGTCTGATCGGCCCAGTCAATGGCGGTTTCCAGTGCCCGGCCCAGGGCATCTGTGGCAGCTTCGGATCTCACATGTTCCGTGAGATATTCTGTGTACACAGAATCTCGACACCAATGATCGATCTTCTTGTTTTGTCCGACCACCCAATCGATGAATCTGGCTGTGTTCACTGATCTGATGGCCACGCAATACCGACCGAACTTCACGAACGCCCTGTAGTAAGGGCTGGCAGCAAAATCATCAAAGGTCTTGAGCCGGACTGATCCTTGGGTGATCTCGTAAAAACGGAGATAGGCCTGCAGGCCTAGCTGTACTCCTCGTTCATCGCGCTCCTGATGTCTGCGTTTGGGCTCGCAGAGGTGCACAGCCAGGCTGGATTCACGGCGGAATGTTTTTTCACAATATTGGCAGACGAACTGGTCTTTAGTCTGGATCGCCGTGCTCACTGAGATGCTCTCGCAGTTCTTTCCGGTCCACCAAGGCGGCCAAGGTCTCTATGTCCTGTATTTTCATGGCAGGATATAGATCCAGCAACAGCTTTTTGACTTCGTTGCTGCCGGTTTCTTTTTTCTTGGGCGCGATCCAGACATGATCCTGTGCTCCTAGACCTGGACTCACCGCGGTGGCCATGAACCATTGCAGTTTGGGATGCCGATTCACAGCGAAGAAGTGTCGGTTCAATCGTTCGTTTGTAGCGATCACATAAAATTCCTGCAGTTCCTGAGATCCTCGCACCGCAGATCCCCAGCGTATCATGAGATAGTTTGAGAATTTTTTGCGCTCCTCATCGGTGAGGTCATCGTAGAACTCGCGATTTTTGCCATCAAACTCGCGCATTTCGTTGCGGATAGAAAGCTTGTCTGCTACCATGCTCGGTTGTAATCCACTATCTCGCAATTACGGCTGATGTCTTTCACGAAGTACACACATTCTGGTTGGGGATCATCAGTAAGGGGCACGGCCAACATCTGTCCATTTTTCAGTTTAGGAGCATACCAGGTCACTTCGTGGTACACATCCATGATTTCGATGTCAAGGAAGCTGGGGCGGAAACTGGTGAGAGGATTGAACTGGAATACCCGGAATCCACGATCATTGATAGATGTGAGGGGCAGCATTTCGAGATCGCCCAGATCTGGCTCACCGATCAGGACCTGCCAATCCATGGGCATGCGTATCTCTGCTTCTCCGATGCGCAGCACCAAGGCCGGAGATGCGAAACTTTCCAGGAATATCAAGGGAATGTAGTGATAGTCCGGATTTTGCGGATCGGAGTTGTCAAATATAGCAAATCTCATGTCATCCACTTCGTCCGGCAGATGATCGAGATCGTAAAAGATGTTGTCTAATGTGAGAATACGAATTTTTTTTCCTAACAGTTGATTCTATTATAACATATTTTTATCAAAGTGCAACCTTGCAATTAGCGAAATGATATCTGGTCATCATACTTTTACCACCAATTTTATGACAATGCGGGCATTCTACCGTGGGTTGCTTCATTCCTTTTCTTTTAGCTCCGCATATTTGATTTGCGATTGTTAAATTTCTCAGATGCTCGTCGGAAAATTGTACACCAAGTTTTGCAGTACTAAGTTTTTCTTTTGTATCGGATGAGTGAGTCCATTTCCCGATTATGCCTTTTCTTGGATGTGTTTTACCTAACATACCACTCGGCTTGCCTAACTTAGAAGCACTGATTTTAGATCTATGATCATTGCTGAGTTTTTTTCCTTTCATTGTTTTGGATCTTTTTTTATTTGATTCATCGGAATGTTTTATACCGGTTACACCTTTATTCCAGGGTATCCGGCCTTTTGATTTATCAGATATTTTTTTCCGAGTTGCCTGACTATCCTGCTTGCCTAGTCTAGCCTGCGATATGCTTTCTCGTATTTTATTATATTCCCAAGAAGTAAATTTTCGTTCCTGGGTAGGTGCAGTTTGTATAAATTTGCCTAAAGCAAATCTCATAAGTTTATTACGATACCCGATAGTCATTTTAGTCAACAACAAATGACATACAAAATGTTCTCTTGCTGTAAGTTTTACTATATTTTCTAAATTGTCCTGGCCGCCGAGACTTTTGGGCATAACATGATGTTTTTCAACATAACCATGCCTCAAGGTTTGCCGGGCGTTAGCAATGATTGTATTGTACCATCTAGTATATTTGTTTCGTAAAAAGATTATTTCATCCATTCTAACTTCTCCTGCGAGAAGTTATATTTAGCCTCTTTGTAAAACTGTTTGCGTTTGGTGAGATGCCGCTTGGCGAACCTGCAGGTGGAAGTTATGTCCCAGATCTGCACGAAGTCTTTGTCTTCGGCTTTGCGGATCCCGCGTCCAATACTTTGGATCACCCTGACAAAACTCTTTCCCGGCTCGATCAACACTAGATTGAAGATCCTGGGAATGTTGATGCCCACAGCAGCCACACCATAGGTCGCGACGATGATCTTGTCCGAGGACTCTGCCACCGCATCATACTCGTCCTGTCTGTCCTGGGCCTTGGTAGCACCCGATACGAATACCGCGCGATCGCCCAGCCGTGAAACCAGCTCCTGTCCTGCTGAGATCCTATCCACCAAGACCAAGGTGTTTCCGGTGCGGTTCACCTCAGCGATCACTGATGCGATAGTATCCAGGCGTCCGGATTCCTCCAGTAGATACTTGAGTTCGCTCTGATAATTCGTGTATTCCACATGATCTACCAACTGCACTATGTTCACATGGCACTGCGCCAGCACTCCTCGATCCTGCAGTTCGGCCGCGGCCAGTCTCGACACCACAAGTCCCAGGCTCACGTGCAAGGCCTGGAATTCAAACTGTTCTTTGGGCACAGTTCCTGTCAACCCCCAACGGATCGGCAC